GGTCAAGGACTACCTGAACTATCTGATCCTTGACCGCATGGAAGAATACGACCCAGATACAGACCAAATGCTGTTCTATCTCCCACTTGCGGGGATGACCTTCAAGAAGCTATACTTTGATCATGCCAAGCAGCGCCCAGTGGCGCGTTTTGTCCCAGCTCAGGATGTTGTTGTTCCTTACTCAGCGACGGATCTGCGCAGCGCACCTCGTATCACTCATGTCTTGAAGATGTCTGACAACGAAGTCCGTAAGATGCAGGTTGCTGGTTTCTATCAAGACGTCGAACTCACGGATAGCGGTGACGACGAAGAGGACGAAGTCCGCAGCAAGGTCGACGAGCTGCAGGGAACGTCTCGTTCATCCTACACGGATGACGTACGCACTATCCTTGAGATGCACGTTGAGCTGGACCTTGAGGGTTTTGAGGACATCGGAATGGATGGAGAGCCGACAGGCATCAAGCTTCCGTACATCGTCTCGATCGACCGCAACAGCAATACGGTTCTTTCTATTCGCCGCAACTACGTTGAGACGGATCCGACACGGGAGTCTATCCCGTATTTTGTCCCATACAAGTTTCTCCCTGGTCTTGGGTTCTACGGCTTCGGCCTGACCCATATGATCGGCGGCTTGGGCCGCGCAGCGACAAGCATTCTGCGTCAGTTAATTGACGCTGGTACTCTGTCCAACTTGCCTGCAGGTTTCAAAGCCCGCGGTATGCGTGTAGCCAACAGCGACGAACCTTTGCAGCCTGGCGAGTTCCGCGACATTGATGCACCGGGTGGCAACATCCGTGACGCCATCATTCCGCTCCCCTACAAAGAGCCTTCCGCAACTCTTGCGCAGCTCCTCGGTGCGTTGGTCGACGGCGGCCGTCGTTTTGTATCGGTCGCAGATCAGCAGGCCCAGAACATGGGCCAAGAACAACCTGTCGGAACAACCGTGGCCCTGCTCGAGCGCGGCATGAAAGTTTTGTCAGCGATTCACAAGCGGCTGCACCACGGGCAGAAGCAGGAGTTCAAGATCCTTGCTCGCATTGTGTCAGAAAACCTACCAGCTTCTTACCCCTACCAGCTTGAGGGTGACGGCCAACAGCTGAAGGAACAGGATTTCGACGGTCGTGTGGACATTATCCCGGTCAGCGACCCGAACATCTTCTCGATGGCGCAGCGCGTAGCCTTGGCTCAAGAGCAACTGAAGCTGGCGCAGACCAATCCGCAGATGCACAACCTGCACGCAGCGTATCGCCGGATGTATCAGGCGCTCGAAGTGCAGAACATCGATGAGGTTCTGCCACCACCACCGCAGCCGCAGCCTATGGACCCAGCAATGGAGAACGGTCGCGCGATTGTGGGGACACCCATGCAGGCCTTCCCTGACCAGAACCACGAAGCACACATCCAAGCGCACGTGTCGTTCTTCAAGCTGCCGTTGGTTCAGGCCGTGCCTCACGCTGTGACGGGGCTCCTGTCACACATCATGGAGCATATCGCCCTGTTGGCTCGACAGCAGATGGTTGAACAGTCTCAGCAGCTGATCCAACAAGTACAGATTGCTGTACAGACTGGCGCCATCCCACCAGAGCAAGCGCAGCAGCAGATCGCTCAAACACAGGCTGCCTTGCAGGATCCAAAGCACTCGGCGGACTACGCTGCTCTTCTGCAGCAACAGATCATTGAGAAGATGCTTCCTGAGATTATGCCTCCCGCCCCTGACCCAATGGCTGACCCACTGGTGCAGATTCGCAACAGTGAGCTCCAGCTCAAACAGCAGGAGATCATGCAGGACGGTCAAATTGACCAGGCTAAACTTGAGATCGATCAGGCCAAGCTGTCGCAGAAAGCTGCCTCCGAGGCTGCTCGCTTAGAGCTGCAGGAAGATGTGGCTGACGAGCGCAATGAGGTGAACCGTGAGCGTATCGCCGCACAGATGGCGATGGCTGCACAGCGCAACCAAGGAGGCAACTGATGCCTCTGAAGAAGGGAAAGTCCGAGAAGACGGTGTCTTCTAACATCTCGAAGCTTCGGGACGAGGGCTACCCGCAGAAACAAGCTGTGGCGATTGCGCTGAGTACAGCTGAGAAGAAGATGGCAAAGGGCGGCGTTGTAAAATCGTTCAGCCCAATTGCTCGTCCACAAACATTCAGAGGAGTGTTCTGATGCCTTCAATTACTATTACGTTTGGGGAGATGACCCCGGTTGATCAGTTCATGGATGACGATGACGGGAAGAAGTGCCCTGTTGCCACTCGTGACGAGGCTGTCAATGAGAAGAACAAAGAGTCGGCTGTTGAGACTGCGGACTACCGCGATCCAGCCGATGGTGGGACGTCTCGCCTGTCTGACGTCTGCGGAAACTGTGGTGCATACAACCAGACCGATGATGTCCTTGAGTGCATCGGTGACGAGTCTGGTGATGTCGGTTACTGCCAAATGCTAAAATTCGTTTGCGCTGCTGACCATACATGTGACAAGTGGGTAGAGGGTGGTCCAATCACCTCTGACTTGGAAGATGATTATGGAGAGTACCTATAATGGATGTTGTGGACTTTGCGTCACGTGTGTATAAGTTGTTGCGTGAGCGGGAGGATTACATAAAAGACCTCCTCGCCACGGACGGTCTTCCCAATTGGGAAGAATACAAAAAGCTGGTGGGTGAGCTACGGGGCCTTTCCTACGCGTCGGCTGAAATAAAGGCCCTGCTGGAGAAAAACGCAGATTATGACGAAGAAACTTTATCTTCCTGACCATGTTGCGCAGAAAATCAACGCTGACAAAGCAGCTCAGGCTGCCGCCCCTGAAGGGGACAGCGCGGTACCTTCTCTCGACACATCGTACGTCAATCCAAGTGAGCGCGTACTAGACCCATCTCTCGTAGAAAAACCACTGCTCGACCGTCTCCCGCAACCAACTGGTTGGCGGGTTTTGGTTATGCCTTATCAAACGGATGCAAAAACCAAAGGCGGTTTGTATATCCCTGATGAGGTGCGGGACCGAGAAAGCGTAGCGACGGTTGTTGCTTACGTGTTAAGTGTCGGGCCTCTGGCCTACAAAGACGCTGACAAGTTTGGTCCTGATTCAGAGCCGTGGTGCAAGAAGGGCGATTGGGTCTGCATCGGCCGGTATTCCGGCTCTCGGTTTAAGATCGAAGGTGGAGAGATCCGCATCATCAACGATGATGAGGTGATTGCCACAGTTCTTGAGCCAACCGATATCAAAACTGTCTGAGGAGAAGACGTATGTCTGAAGAGGCCAAGAAGGCTATCGAGGATGACGATCAAGAGATCATCATCGAGGAGGAAGTGGAGGAGTCCGGCGAGGATGAACCCACAACAGATGAGGTGAAGGCCTCTGAGGGGGACAACTCCGACGAGCTTGAAACCTACAGCAAAGGTGTCCAGAAGCGCATCTCTCGCCTGACGGAGAAATACCGTAAGGAAGAGCGCGATCGCCAAGAGGCTGTTCGTGTTGCTCAGCAGTTGTTGCAGGAAAAGCAACAGCTCGAAGGTCGCTTGAAGCAGCTGGATAGCGGCTACCTGAATGAGTACGGAGCCCGGATCGAGGCACAAGTTACGTCGGCTCGCCGTAACTACAAGGACGCTTATGACGCTGGCGATACGGACAAGATGATCGAAGCTCAGGAGGCTCTGGCACGAGCGACTTCTGACAAAGATCGTTATGAAATAGCCAAGCAGCGCGCTGATCAGCGCTTGCAGGCTCCAGCGCAACAGCAGACCCAACAGCAGTATGTTCCTCAGCCCCAGCAACAACAAGCTGCTCCCGCGGTCGATCAAAAGGCACAGGGTTGGGCGGAGAAGAACACGTGGTTTGGTCAAGACGAGGTCATGACCTATGCCGCCTTCGGTGTTCACCGTAGACTTGTCGAGGAAGAAGGGTTTGACCCACAGAGCGATGAGTATTATAGTGAAATCGACCGCCGTATGCGTTCGGAGTTTCCGAACAAGCTCAAGGTGGAGAAGAGATCGGGGAATAGTCAGGTCGCACCTGCTGGCTCTTCAGCATCCCGCAGCACAAAATCAGGGCGCAGGACCGTGAAGCTCTCACCGTCGCAGATCGCTATTGCGAAAAAGCTGAACGTCCCTCTTGAGGAATACGCAAAGTACGTGAAGGATTGATCTGATGACTGATAACAAACGAGCTCCACGAGCAACCGAATCGCGTGAAACAACCGCGCGTCGTAAACCATGGGCACCGCCCAGTCACCTACAAGCACCTGACGCCCCTGAAGGCTATGTGCACCGTTGGATTCGAACAGCTATGCGAGGCGAGGAGGACGTGATGAACGTCACATCCAAACTTCGGGAAGGATGGGAACCTGTCCGTGCTGATGAGCATCCAACATACCACGCCCCTGTGATTGACTCTGGGAGTTACGCAGGCGTTATTGGTCAAGGTGGTCTGATGTTGTGTCGCATCCCTGTCGAGACTGCGCAAGAACGATCCGCGTATTACGGGAACCGGACCCGCGAACAGATGCAGGCTGTCGATCAGGACTTAATGAAGGAGTCACATCCTTCGATGCCGATTCAAAACAATCGGCAAAGTCGTGTATCCTTCGGTGGACGTGGGTCTACCGATTAACTGAAAGCTAAAGGAGCTGTCAAATGGCCAATACAAATGGCGCATTCGGTCTTCGTCCCATTGGAAAAGTGGGTCAGAACGCCAACAGCACTGGTGCAACTGAGTATCGTATTGCTGCAGGCAACACGAACGCTATCTATCAGGGTTCCCCTGTTATCCCTCTCTCCACAGGTGTCATTGACATCGTTGGTGCAGATGCGGGTGGCACGGTAGGTCTGCTGGGTGTGTTCTGGGGCTGTGAATACGTTTCCTCAACCACTGGTGAAAAGATCTTCTCTAACTACTGGCCTGGTTCAGGTGCAGATACAGACCATCCTGTAAAGGCGTTCGTCTATGACGACCCAATGCAGACGTTTGTGATTGCATCAGATGCCTCACTGACCAACGAAGCCACGGCTCGCGGTCACGTGTTCATCAATGCGAACTTCGCCGCAGCAACAACTGGTTCAAGTTCAACTGGTCTGTCTGCTGGTTCATTGGGTGTTAGCACAATCGCTGCTACAGCTGCTCTGCAGTTGCGGATTATGGGTTTCCAAAACGATCCCGATAACCAAGACTTCACCGCTGCTGGTATCCCTGTAATGGTTCGACTGAATAACCACTTCAATTCCGCCAACGGTGGTATTGCAGCTGGTACTCCGTCGACTACTGGCGTTTAAGGAGGGCTGAAACATGGCTATTTCACGCGCACAACTCGCGAAAGAGCTGGAGCCGGGTCTTAACGCCCTCTTTGGCATGGAGTATGGTCGTTACGAAAACCAGCACTCCGAAATCTTCACCACTGAGTCTTCTGATCGTGCATTCGAAGAGGAAGTCATGCTGACCGGTTTCGGCGCAGCACCGACTAAATCTGAGGGTTCAGGCATCAACTTCGACGAAGCTGGTGAGGCTTACACTGCTCGGTATAACCACGAGACTGTCGCTCTGGCGTTCTCGTTGACCGAGGAAGCTATCGAAGACAATCTTTACGACCGTCTTGGCTCACGCTATACACGTGCCCTTGCACGCTCAATGGCTCACTCCAAGCAGGTGAAAGCCGCCGCTGTTCTGAACAACGCCTTTACAGGTGGTGCTTCAGCTGGTGGCGACGGTAAGGCGCTTTGTGCGACTAACCACCCACTTGCTAACGGTGGTGATTTTGCCAACACTCCATCAACTGCAGCTGACCTGAACGAAACATCTCTCGAAGATGCTTTGATCAACATTGCTGGTTTTGTTGATGAGCGCGGCATGAAGATCGCTCTTCGCGGCCTGAAGCTTGTCATCCCTCGCCAACTGCAGTTTATCGCAGAGCGTCTGATGGTATCGAACCTCCGCGTCGGCACAGCCGACAACGATGTGAACGCGCTTAAATCAATGGGGATGCTTCCTGACGGCTACGCTGTCAACGACTTCCTCACAGATCCAGATGCGTTCTTCATCAAGACTGACGCACCTCGTGGCTTCGTACACTTCGAGCGCACACCTCTGTCGACCGGCATGGAAGCCGACTTCGACACAGGTAACATGAGGTTCAAAGCGAGGGAGCGTTACAGCTTCGGGTTCAGTGACCCTCGCGCCGTGTTCGGCTCACCCGGCGCAGCCTAATAAAAACAAGGACTTAGGTCTTTTTAAGCCCCGCTTCGGCGGGGCTTTTCTTTTGTTTGACTACAAGTATAACACAAGATACAGTACGGTTAATGAGACTTATACCGAAAAGGATTTTCCTGTGTCAAAATCAAACAATGTCATTGCTGTGTACGAGATAAGAAACACGATAAGTGGAAAGTTCTACATAGGTAGTAGCGGCAATTTGTATGAGCGCTGGAGAACGCATCGCACGAAACTGAGAAAGCGAACCCATCCCAACCCCAAGCTTCAATCCTCATGGAGTAAGCACGGAGAGAGCGCTTTTGCGTTTGTTAAACTAGCGGAATTTGACTGCACCGTAGCGATGGGGATAGCTGAGGAGGCTCTGATAAACGAGTTGTTCGAGGATCCCTTATGCTGCAACCTCTCACGTTGGTTCGACAGCCCCATGCGTGGCAGAACAGGGGAGGAGTCCCCAAACTATGGGAGACGTCTTTCTGAACAACAAAAGCAGGTGATACGCGAAGCAACTATTGAGCAGTGGAAAACCTCGGACCCACGCACGGGCAGAAAGCACAGCGATGAGACCAAGGAGAAGATCAGGACCAAGGTCCACGCTGCGTTAGCCGAGGGCCGCGGCGGCCGGTTCATCCCGACGGAGGAGACGCGCCAGAAGATGTCTGAGGGGCTCAAGGGGAACACCAATGCTCTTGGGCATGTGCGCTCGGCAGAAGAGCGTCAGGCGATTGCGGAACGGGTGACAGGTAATCAGAACTGGCTTGGTAAGTCCCACAGCGAGGAGTCGAAGGCCAAGATGGGTCAGTCTGTCAAAGCGATTGCTCCAGACGGGACAGAGACGGTGTATTCTAGGACCACGGCGATTAAGGAGGAGCTCGGCATCTTTCTTCCGACGGTTCAGCGCTCTGTTAGGTCAGGCAAGGCGTTGAGCCGTGGGCCGTATAAGGGTTGGAGGTTCGAGTATGTTTAAACCCTTTTCTTTCGAGGCCATTTCTTGTAGTGTGGGGACATCCCTGACAGCTGCATTGTGCGGCTGACACTTACCCCGACAGGAGATTCCAATGGGTACGACTTCATTTTCTGGACCAGTAAACTCGGCCAACGGCTTCGTAGGCGACATCACAGGTGATGTGACTGGCGACGTCACAGGCGCAGTTACAGCCACAACAGTAACAGCCACAGGCACTCTTACCGCAACAGCTACAGACAACGTCTTCGTTGTCCCGACATCGGACCCTAGCGTTGCTGGTGCTCTCTGGAATGATGGCGGAACGCTTTCTGTCTCCGCAGGTTAAGGAGATACAGCATGGCTGGTTCTGATACAAAAAGTGTTCACCGCCCCGGCTCCGGTTTTGCTCTTCTGGGGCGAGCTCGGATAACGGGGCTGTCCTATATTGGGACAGCCACGGCTGGCTACCTCAACATCTTTGACACGCTGACTGCTCCCGTAGCAGCAACCTACACACGATCTGGTACGACAGTGACTGTGACCTCGACTGGTCACGGCTTGAAGACTGGGGACATCGTAGGTATCGCCTTCCGCACAGGAACAGGCGGAGAGGCCTCTTCTGGCAACTACCCCATCACCGTGACATCGGCAAACGCGTTCACTCTCACAGAGCTCAACAGCGGCACCATTTCAGGCACCGTTGTTTGCTCTTACGTGAACGGGAAGGGTGGCTGGGTTTTCAGCACGCAGGTTTCAGCGGGTGACACCTATGCCAACATCTTCAGTATTCCAGGCGAGGGACTACTTGTGCGCCAGGGGATCTACGTCGAGATGACAAACGTCACTTCGGCCAACATCTTCTACAGCTAGGTGGCAGCATGGCAAGGTCTGGCGTGAATCTTTCAGTTGGACGCGGAGAGAAACTCTCCGTCAAAGAAGGCGCGGGCCTCACAGCTAAGGGCCGCGCGAAGTACAACAAAAAGACCGGCAGCAATTTGAAGGCGCCAGCTCCAAATCCTAAGACCAAAGCGGACAAGGCTCGTAAGGCATCTTTTTGTGCACGGTCTGGGAGCTGGACAGGCGAACGGGGCAAGGCTGCCCGCAAAAGATGGAAATGCTGACATGAGTAACGTGCAGATAACAGCTGAAGAGCTAGAAGCAATGCTCGACCGGTCCGCGAAGCGAGGAGCGAGGGCCGCGCTTGAAGAGCTTGGCTTGCACGACGAGAGTGCTCCCAAGGATCTGGATGAGTTGCGAAGCCTGTTGTCCGCATGGCGTGATACGCGCAAGGCTGTTTGGCAAACAACTGTTCGACTGGCCACTGGTGGTCTGCTATTATTCATAGCAGGTGCAGTGTGGATGTCGTTCAAAGACAACGTGGGACAGTAATATGAACCGCACCAACATGGCAAAACAAGTGATGGAGCCTCCGATGAAGAAGTGTTCAAAGACTAAAGGCGCAATGAAAAAGGGCTACATGAAAGGTGGCTCTGTCAAAGCGGGATATAAAAAAGGCGGCACGGTCGATCAGTCGATGTGCAGCCCCCGTAAGCAAATGGCTATGGGTAAGAAGTAATGGCTAAGAAGCCTGGTCTGTATGCCAACATTCAAGCTAAGAAGAAGCGGATAGCCGCAGGCTCTGGCGAGAAGATGAGGAAGCCCGGCTCTAAAGGGGCGCCAACTAACAAGGCGTTCAAGCAGTCGGCCAAAACGGCGAAAAAGAAATGACAACATCGGGCTCACGAGACTTCAACCTCGACGTCGCAGAAGCGATTGAAGAGGCCTATGAGCGTATCGGTCTTGAGATGCGTACGGGCTACGACGCCAAGACGGCTCGTCGCTCGATGAACATCATGTTTGCGGAGTGGGCCAATCGGGGCCTGAATATGTGGACGGTGTCGACTGGCACAACCACTGTGACGCAAGGCACGGCGCAATACACTCTTGCAGAAGATGTCGTCGACATACTGGACATGGTGTTGCGTCGCGACGGCACGGACTATGAGATGGCTCGGATCAGCCGTAGCGACTACCTGGACTTCCCGAACAAAACAGACCAGGGCCGCCCGTCTCAGTTCTATTACGACCGTCAGATCGCACCTGTGATCAATCTCTGGCAGACGCCAGAGAACAGCACAGACCAGCTGGTGTATTACTATGTGCAGCGTATCGAGGACGTCGACAACCTGACCGACACCACGGGGATCCCGTTTCGGTTTTACCCCTGCATGGTTGCGGGCTTGGCCTACTACCTCTCTGTTAAGCGGGCTCCAGAACGCGTGCAGATGATGAAGTCAATCTACGAGGAAGAGTTTCAGCGCGCTGCTAACGAGGACGAGACTCGTGTAGGGTTGAGGCTTGTTCCAAGTGCTCGCTCGATGAGGGTCTGAGCTATGGCTTTTGCTTCCGACAAAAACGCGTATGGGATCTCTGACCGGTCTGGTTTTCGTTACCGCCTGCGCGATATGCGCAAGGAGTGGACGGGTGCGCTTGTCGGGTCCGACGAGTATGAGGCGAAGCACCCGCAGCTCTACCCTCCAAAGGCAGGCCCGGATCCGCAGGCCTTACGCAATCCCCGCCCTGATCAGCCCGAGGCGCTTCAGGTCTACGTGGATGTGCCGACAGTAGAGGCACCTAGCCTTGTGAGCGTTCGTATGATAGGTAAGGCGGGACAGGTTACGGTGGTGACAACATGAGCTTTACATACGGCCAACTCAAGCAGGCGATTCAGGATTACTCTGAATATGACGAGACCACTTTCGTCAACAACATCCCTTTGTTTATCCGCCAGGCTGAAGAGCGCATTCTCAAGCAGGTGCAACTCAGCTTGTTCCGTAAAAATGCTACTGCGTTTTCTGACAACGGGAACCCATATTTGGCTGTTCCGTCCGACTTCTTGGCACCGTACTCTTTGAGCTACCGCGGCAGCAACGGCGACCGTAGTTTCTTGGACTTCAAGGACGTGTCTTTTGTACAACAGTACAATCCCGACACCACCACTACAGGCACGCCGAAGTACTACGCTCAGTTCGACGTCGACTACTTTCTCTTGGGTCCGACGCCTGATCAGGAGTTCACCATGGAACTCCACTATCTGTATCGGCCTCAGAGCATCACTGAGCTTTCGGACGATGGAACGACCTGGCTCAGCACAAACGCTGAAATGGCCATGCTTTACGGATCCCTTTTGGAAGCGTACATTTTCATGAAGGGCGAGCCTGATGTCCTGTCGCTTTACGAAAAGCGCCTGCAGGAATCCATCGTTGGAATTAAACTTCTGGGCGAAGCCAAGGAAACCACAGACCAGTATCGCACTGGTCAAGTCGTGAGGCCCAAGACCTGATGTTCAGTTTAGACCTTAGTGTAAAGCAAGACGCTCCTCTCGTTGGTGTTCGCGCAACCAATAACAGGGGGTTCACTCCCGAGGAGCTTGCTGCACAGTGCGCGCAGAAAGTTGTTTCAGTGGCTGACACTGCACCTCCCGCTATCCGGGATCAAGCGGTTGCTTTTCAAAAGCACATCGAAAAGGTGGTCGAGCACTATTTGAAACAAGCGGTTCGCAGCGACCGCACAACTGTGTATAATGCACTCAATGACGCGGGTCATCCCGACCTCGCACAACTGATAAGGAAACTGTGACATGGCGTTCACTGGGAATTTTCTTTGTACATCATTCAAGCAGGAGATCCTGCAGGGTGTGCATAACTTTACGACAGGCACTGGCAATTCATTCAAGCTGGCGCTGTACACCAACAGTGCTGCGTTTACGGCAGCCACAACGGCTTACACCGCGACGAACGAAGTTGGTAACTCTGGTTCCTACGCAGCCGGCGGCGGCACGTTGACAAATGTCACACCAACAACATCTGGGACGACAGCCTTCACAGACTTTGATGACCTGACATTCACGTCAGCCACTATCACTGCACGTGGCGCATTGATCTATAATGACACTGCGGCAGGCGATCCAAGTGTTGTTGTTCTAGATTTTGGTGCTGACAAGACGTCGACCGCAGGCGATTTTCAGATTGTTTTTCCTACTGCCGATAGTTCAACGGCCATCATCCGGATTGCCTAAGCCACTCTGCCTAACGGAGGAGTGACTGGTTATGGCGAATATCACAGGATGGAGCCGAGAATCTTGGTCTGAGGGGCCGTGGGGTCAAGCGGCCCCCGTTGTGATATCTGGGCTAGGTGCAACAAGTGCCGTCGGTAGCGTAACTGTTACTGGCGACTCTTCTGTTGTGTCTGGGAACCTTGGGGTCACGGGCTCTGTAGGTTCTGTGAGCGTCGTGATTAACGTCGAACCTGTCATCGCTGGGCAGGAAGCTACAGCCTCTGTTGGTGTCGTCACCACGTCAGGTACGACTGAAGTCCCAACAACCGGGGTGGAGGCAACGAGTGCTGTCGGTGCCGTTACGGTGGCCGCAGGTGCAGATGCTGTTGTGTCGGGTCTGGCCGCCACGTCTGATGTCGGTGAGGTCACGTTCCGTGCACTTGTCGCTGCCGTTGTTACAGGGGTGGAGGCAACCAGCGGAATTGAAGGCGTCACGATCGGCGAGGGTTCGGGTGTAAACGTCGAACCTACTGGGGTCGCCGCAACCAGCGCAGTTGGCGCCGCAGTTGCTACTGGGTCGACTGCACCTGCTACAACCGGACTTTCTGCTACAGGTGGTGTTGGCTCCGTTACAGCCACCGGTATTGCCGTGGTCAGCCCTGTAGGCGTAGCTGCCGACGGTCTGGTTTCTTCTATACGGCAAGATGCTCTGGTTACGTTTGAGGGCTGGGGCCGCAACACGTGGGGCGCCGGAGCTTGGGGCACGCCGATCTCATTACCGCTCGTAGGAACGGGCGCGGTTGGCGAAGTCACCATCAAAAACAACCAGCGCATCCCAGTAACAGGTTTTGAGCTGACATCGACTGTTGGTTCTGTTACTGTCACCACAGGAACCGGTATAGACGTTGATGTCACGGGCGTCACCGCAGATGGTCTGATCTCCCCTTGGGGCGTGTTGGTGTGGGGCCGCGTTGTGCCTTCACCTGACACAGATTGGACACCTGTTGTGCCAAGCACGACAACAAGTTATACTGAAATTAACCCGTGACGGAGGCTCAGAGGTAAACTATGGCCAGTACATACACCATCAATACCGGTATCGAACTCATTACCAACGGCGAGCAGTCGGGTACATGGGGTGATACTACGAATACAAACTTGGAGATCGTCGATCGCTTAACAAGCGGTGTCGGTGCAATCACGCTTTCTGGTACGACGCACACGCTGTCTACTGCTGACGGCGCACTTTCCGAGGGCCAATACAAGGTGTTGGTGTTTGGAGGCTCTCCCAGTGGGACGAACACGGTCACTGTTTCTCCGAATGACCAGAGCAAGCAGTACTTCATCGTCAACAACTCTGGCGAGAGCGTCATTATCAGCCAAGGCTCAGGCGCTACTGTCACCATCGCTGATGGTGCGACAGATATTATCTACTGCGACGGTGGCGGCGCAGGCGCTGCGGTAACCAGCTTTGGTACGGACCTTTCTGGTGTTTTAACCACGGGCGCTATCGGCACCACTGTTT